TACTGGATTCTGTGCTACTTGTAAGAATTGCATTAGACGCTGTGAACGTACTTCGTTAGCCATCAAGCTTTCTGTACCAGATGCGTGTACCTCTAGGTCACCACGAATGTCTGGATCAAAGTCAAACTGCATGTTAAAGTGGAAGAATGCTTTTGCTAAAGGTCCAAGTAAGTAATCATCTACGTTTTTGATTACGTTACGGATAGAGCCGTTGGCAGCAGACATAAGCATAGAAATACCAGAGGCAGTACGACCAACTCCCTGTACGCCTGTCTGACCATGTGCGAAGGAAGGGAAGCCAGTTGATTCATCTGCTAATACCCGTGCTTTATCGAACATCTGCATGTTCTCGTTTGATACGTTAGGAAACTTAGTGCCGAAGATAGCCTGACCAGGAGCACCACCTTGACGGCGGAATACCTTACCAGGATATACTGACAGGTCTTGCCCAGGAACTAGGTTAGTCTCGTCAACTTCGATTAGCATGTTTCCTGACAGTGCAGCATTATCTACTGCCATACGCATAAAGCCATTCATCAATGTTTGAGTATCGTCCATGTTTTCTGCTAGACCAACACCAAACATGTTATATGGATTTACTTCGTAAGGAACTGCATAGTAAGGAATAATAGATGGGGTAAACGGATTCATCACTAGTCGTAGGACTTGGCCATTACATACCCAGATGTTTACGGATACTTGATCCATATCTTTTAGATCATCTGGAATGTCTACATCATGTCCTTCTAAGACTTCAGTATCAACATTTCCCCAAAACTCTAGAACTTCAAAACGTTCTGAACGAGACTCTTGCGAGTCATCTTCCATAACTTGCTCCCACCACTCTTTGGTGTAAGACTCACCCATAGAGATTGAGGTATCAATAGCATTTGAACGGAAGAAAGGACGGTTTTTAAGTGCACGTAGTTGTGAACGTGACATCTTATGACGTTCTACTACATACTCTGCTTCGTCCATGTTTGCTGCATCTGGATCAGGATAGAAGTTCCAAATAGATACAGAAGAAGTTTGTGGTACAGTTTTAAACTTAGGTGAGTAGTTACCTTCCCCATCCCAGTTAGGATATTCTTTGTCTATAGCAAACGGGCCTTTCATGACCCCAGTGCCAAACAAAGCACACTCAAATGCTGCTACACGTAGTTGTTTATTTGCACCAGACTCTTCTAGCTGATCATGGATTTTCTTTTCCATTTTCTTAGCTGAAAGCATTGCAGGGTGAATAGTAATCTCTGTAGCAGTTTTACCTTCACCTTCTTTAAGCTTGTCTGCAACTGGCTGAAGTTTATTTTTTAAACCTGCAAGACGTTCCTGCAAGTCTACAATAGTTTCACCAGGACGTAGTCTTGTTTCTTCAATACCAAATTGATCCTTAGCCTGTACCATCTGGTCGTTAGACTCAAAGTGTACAGCTTCAGCTACACCCTCTGGCAAAGTTGTAGGATCAATAGTAATAGGAAACTTGTTGTTGCCAAACAATACGTCTACGATTTGACCGTAAGCAGCAAGCACTTTAGTTTTTGTAATTTTTACAAATACACGAGACTTTTCTGTAGAAGTAAACTGTACGTCTGATCCATACAACCCACGGTAGTTACGATAAGCTTTTACCCAACGTTGTTCTTCTGTCTCACGTGCAGTAGATGCTTTGCTATAACGTTCTCTAACAAAACCCACAACTGTACCAGACAAAGGATCTGAATACGTATCTTTATCTGTATCTTCTATGGCTTGGCTTTCTATAAAGTCCATTGCCATTTCATTTTCAAAGATGTCGTCTTCTTCCATAGTTTTTCCTTAATATCCAAAAGTAGGGTCACTTGCTTGGAACCCGACCTTTTGTGTTGGACTGTAATCAAACAAGCTGCTTCTTGGTCTTGTCATAACGCCATATCTTAATGCGTCATAAAGGTGATCTTCTGCATTTGTATCTACATCTTCTGGATTATTTTTATCCAAAGGTATAGCTGGTAGTTGAGAGATTAGGTTCTTGCAAGTATTAAAGATAACCATTCTAGGCTCTTCTGTAAACTCATCTACTTGCAATCGTCTATGTATTTCGTTTTTACCTGAAACACGAGAACCCTTTGATCTATCTGCAGGACGCCAACGGCAACCTTTTGTAATCATCTGCTCTGCTAGACTTGGACCAGTATCACCACGTTTATGCCACAAAGAAGAGTCGAGTACTCCATAACGTATCTTTTCGTCAGCTTCTTCATCTAGAATCATATCAGCTAAATCTGTAGCAAGAACTCTGCTAACGTACATTTCTCTGTATACGATTAACTGTTCATCTGGTGCTACAGCAATCCATACGACACCAGAGTAAGAACCATAACCATAGTCACAGGCTCTAAATTTTGGCCAGTTGTAGGGAATCTCAAAAGGTTCTACCACATGAAGCTTGCGGCTAAACTCAGGGAAGGCTGCTCCCTCGTTAATGTCCCAATCGCCTTCCAGTAGTTGTCTTCTTTGATGTTCAGGGAGAGACAATAGGTTGGCTTCATACATCCCATCGTCAGACAGGTAAGGGTTATCAAACAGAGTTGCAGGGATAAACTTCCTTTTAAATAGGGGTTCACCCTCCCTACTGTGTCCTTTAGGCCAACAGATTACTTCACCACTGTCTGTATCTGTAGCCCAGAATGCCTTGTTAGGTACTTGGGGATCAATAAAAGTTTTCTTTGCCCAAGCATGTCCTGGCCCACCTGGGTTGGTTGTAGCCCTCATATATAAAGGTAGCCCACTAGCTTTGGTTGAACGAAGACGTGACCTCATATAGTTCCAAGGATAGGGTGTAGGCCATTGCGTTAATTCGTCAAAACCAATCCAGTTAAATGCCTGACCTTGATATCTCATAACGTCATCATCACGATCAAGGTAAGACATCCAGAGTGTAGCTCCACTAGGGGCTACCCAAGTCTTATCTCTTTCCATAAACTTAATACCAGGAATGGCTCTTGGATAAAGTTGTTTAGAAACTGAGATAAGCTCTCTTAGTTCTTCTGTTGATCTACGGACAAGAAGCATTCTTGCCTGTGAGTTATTCAAGTATCTAACTGGGTCAGCAACCATTGCATATGATTTACCGCCACCAGCAGCACCACCATACAATACTTCTTGTTCTGTAGCAGAAAGAAAGGCTGTTTGTGGTCCTGGATTTGGCTCAAAGAGAATCTCACGTTGAGCCTTTTCTACATCAATCGGTTCTGGTTTCGGAGTTGCTGGAGCTTTCGTCTCCACTAAAGTCTCTTCTGGCACCGATTCTTTCTTTTTCGAGCTTTTCCGCCTTTTCTGCTGCCTCTCTGTACCTTTGGGCATAGAAATCTTGGATTCTAGCTGCATTCTTACGTTTTTGCTCAAGTTTGATCCTCTTAAATAAACCTACGTGAGAGATATTTCTTCCAGAGGTGGTACTCAACCAAGCAGCTACTTGTCGATAACTATATTTTTTAAGGTGGGTCTTAGCTTGTTCAAAAAGCTCTAATTCTTCTGGAATTGGCAGTAGTATATCACAGTCTTCGGGGTCTTGTCTATACCCAAATGGTATAGTTCTACCAATTCTTACTACTGGAACCCATTCATAGTTACCATTTACTTTTTGTGGTTTAGGTAATTGCCAAGTTTTAGTCTTCATCTGCTTTTGGAGGCAGAATAAACAAAGGACTCTCAGCTTTAACTTCGACTTTTTCTGTTTTTACAAAGCCAGCTCTATCAAGGAAGTCCTTAGCTGCTGCCATCTTCTCTTTATTGCCCAAGTCGGTGGGGTTTTGCATTACTTGCACCATAGACCAAACAGCTTTTGGTCCATTTTGTGCAATAAAATCACGAGTACGTTCAGCTACTTCATTCTTTAGAGATGCCATAACTGTAGTACTGGATGTGCCTTCGGCATACCCTGCAATTTTTAATGCTTTTACAGGGTTGCCTTCGGCTTCATTAAACAGTGCATCTAAAAATGCTTGTTGTTTTTCAGTAAGCTGTCTTTCCATTATAAACTACATCTCTAATCTGACCACGTCCGATACCAATATCTTGTAACTCTTTGTCAGACATAGAACCTAGTTGCATCATTGCGATTCTACGGTCTGCTTCTGCTTGACGTGATTTTTGAATTGCGATTAATACTCTTTTTAAAAAGTTTAACATTTGTGTACTCCTATGTAAAGTAGCATTATTGCTACAAGGAGTAGTTTTACACATATAGTTATAACATACTATTGCTAATATTGCAACCCCGTTATGCAGGTTGAAAATGTTCTTCACCTGAAAGAATAATATGAAAGTCGCCACCAGATTCTTTGTGAGCTACAATCTTATCTCCAGCTTCTAGTGCAATATACCCACCACCTTGAATAAACTCATGCACTGTGTTTGCATCTGGTTTAAACTCATCAGCAATGTGGTGATATATTGTAGTTGAAGCATCATACCAGTGGATACTTATTTTCTTTTGTGCATCACCGTTAGATACATGTAAGTATCTTACTAAAGAGATAAAATTATTAGGGCATGTATAAATCACATCAGAAGAAGCCCCACCTGAAGTGGAGCTAATATCTTTTGCTGCAGTAAAGAATTTAGCTGTACTAATACTGGCCATTACTTAAACAAACCTTTAGAACGGTGATCTGTGTGGCCAGTACGAGAACGAACTGAACCACCTGCCGCATAACCAGATTTTTTCTTAGCCATACCACCTTTGTACATTTTACGTGGGTCTTTTTTCTTCCTATTAGAAAGCCCACCAGATCTTCTAAGGTTACTAAAAAATCTTACGATGTCGTCCATGTAGGTAGTAGGATCATCTGCAGTTTCCTGTTCGATATCCTTCATAATTTTTTTGACACGTTTCTTATTAGCTTCTGATACTTCTGCACTCTTAATGGCTTCTTCAGCCATCTTTTTAATTTCAGCTACAGTTTTACCACCTTTTTTAGCTACAGTTTTGTTGTCAGTTTTTTTAGAGTCTTCATTTGGAGTAACTCTAGAACGTCCACTATATACTTTAGGAGTATCTTTAGTTGAACCTGAATCTGGACGTAGCTTTGGACGAAGTGGTCCTTTATCTTTTAAATCCTCGGCATAAACAGCTAATTTAGCTTTACCATTTTTATCTGTGTAGTACAGTGAGCCAGCTCGTTTAGCTGCTGCAATACTTTTGTACTCACCTGCCTTCTTTTTAGCTTCAGAAGAAGACATACCTTTGTCTTTTAGCCATTTGTTGGCGTATTCTCTTAGTGACATCTTAGCCATTATTTATCTCCACATCCTTTAATGCCAGTGCTTAATTTACCTGTTGACTTAACTAGACCACCTTCTTTGTAGCCTTTTTTAGCCATACCACCTTTATTCATATAGCCCATTCTATTACGTACTGCCGTTGGCAGTTTTTTCAAACCTGTTTGATTTGCTGCTGGTTTTTTCATAGCCATTCCACCTTCTGCTGCTCTGAATTTCCTTACTTTTTCTGCGACTTTTTTAGGTTGAGCCACAAACTGCTTACCTGCCTTAGTGCCTTTTCGTTTTGCTCTTGTAGTGGCTGCGTACTCAGAATTACTAAGAGACTTAATAGCCGCAGAAGGTAAATACCTCTCACCAGTCTTAGCACTAGGCTTCCCAGACTTGGTTCTCCACTTTTGCTTTGTCCACTTTTTGAGGGACTTTTGAGGAGCCTTCATGACTTGTAGCCTCCACCTTTTGCTTTGTATTGCTTGGCCACCATCTGGGCTTTTCTCGCAGACCATTGTCCAGGTTTGCCACCTTTTGAACCCGCCTTGACTTGTTGTACAAGTTTTCTACGCATTGTAGGTTTTGTGTAGTTCCCAGCAGCATTAATAGTATCTCCACCTTTAGACATACGTATCGGTTTCTTTTTCTTAGCAGCTGCTTTCTTTTTAGCAATGGCTACTGCTGCTTGCTGTGCTCTGGATTTATAAGGCATTATGCACTGTCTCCTTTGACTTTGTGGCAGTGTGGAGTAGCATAAGCACCACCCTGTCTTACTTGAGTAGCCATCTGTTCTGCTTCTTCTAGGCAAGCTTGCTCACTGTAAAAGGGTTCTGACTTAGCTATGATCTTACAGGATAATGCCATAGGATCAAAACATACTAGTAAGATACCAATCCACATTTTACTATTCTTTCTCTTCGTCCATCTCCATGCCTTCACACTCCCAAGCTTGGCAAGAAGCTTCTTGAGAACACATGAATTTAAACTTTAAGCAAGCACCTTGATCAGACTTACCCTTTAGTTTCTTTAAGGTTCTAGCTCTGTTATCAAAATACTCACAGTTACCACATTTTTTCAACTTAGCATAAGAAAGCTTTACGTCCCATGCTTTAGCTAACTCTTCTTCGGAAGCACCGTACATCCAATATTCTTCTGCACGAGTTTTGTTTTTTGGATCTACTTCTGGTGTTTCATTTCCCACCATTAAACCGATTTTCATCATTTTTTAGCTTTCCTGTTTTTAGGTGAGGATTTAGTATTACCACCTGGACCCTTCCAGAGGAATCTACAAGCCCAGTATCTGGGGGTTAGTTTATCAGTGGCAGTGTCACATTTGTGCCTAGCTCTAAAAGACTTACGAGCTGCTGCACTGTAGTTATGTCCATAGCCAGTAGCACCAAAGTGAATAAGTTTGATCTTATCACCATCTTTGGCTAGTACCATGTACTTTTTACCTTCACGGTTACTTTTGATAGGTTTGTTGTAACCAGGAAATTTAGTACCTCTATATTCTACACTCATACTCTTTTTCCTGCCCTACTGTTTCTAGGAAAAGATCTGTTAGCACGTTTGGTAGTTACCTGCAGATTTTTCCTAGAGTTGTCTCTAGGATTACCGTTACGGTGATTTACGTCTTTACCATCACCTTTTTTAACTGCACCAACTTTAGTCAGGGTTCTACGTGCAGCATTTCTGCCAGCTCTATTCTTTTTTTGTTGAGCTGTACCTTGATACCTATCGTATTCTTTTCGGTAATTCCTAGCCATGTTATCCAATCTGTGAGGGGAACGAGGACGGTTCTCTGTTTACCCCCACCAGTTTATTATAAGTTCGTTAGTTAAAAAACTTATACCGCCAAATTTAACGAGTACGTCTTTGAGCAATTCTGCCCTGTCCCATACGTCTTCCTTTTAAATTTGTTATTTTACCTCGTGCTGGTCTACCTGGTCTAGTAGGCTTAATAGGCATAGGTGTAGGCTTACGTCTACCACGTACTGGTTTAGTAGGTCCAATTGGCATTGGGACTGGCTTACGTCTTCCACGTCCTGGTTTAGTGGGCATTCCAGGATTTTGTACAGGAGGTTTTTTTCTACCTCCACGACCTGGTTTAGTAGGCAGTAACGTTATAGGCATAGGTGTAGGCTTACGTCTACCTCTAGTCGGTGGCTTTGCAGGTCTACCAGGTTGGGTTCTACCGCCACCTGTGGGAGGTGATCCTGGAAATGGTACAGGTTTACGTCTACCACGTGTTGGTGGTTTTGCTGGTCTACCAGGTTGAGTTCTACCACCGCCTCTGGGGGGTGATCCTGGGAATGGAGTTGGTCTTCTTGCCATTGTAATAACTTCCTTTTATGTTATAAGTTCAAAATGTGGTCCATCAATAAACGGCCTACGGCCTTGGGAACGACGAAGATCAATATACTCGTTCATTGCATCTTCCATGGTGCCTACGTACTTGGTGATGTCCCCAACCGACCAAGCTGCGCCCCATTTAATTTTACAGCCAACTTCATTAGCTGCTTCCGCCATTGCATCCGCAATGTCATCATACACATTCAATTCCCATACCACATTCGGACCATCATAAGCTACAAGGTCTACTGCGTGTGAATATCCATCACCTTGAATCAAATGTCTAGACTTCATAGTCTGAGATCTACCAGAAGCATATAACTTCTTCTGCTCTTCTAGTGTACGTACACCATAGGTTACACCGAAGTCTACTTTCGTTAACTCGATAGCTCTTTTAACCGTAGCTACCATGTCTGGGTGTACGCCTTCTAGTTTACCCAGTGATCTGTTTGAAAGTTTAAACGCCATTACTTTTTTCCAAAAAATTTAGTTGCTGAACGAATACCGAAGCTAGCTGCTACAATTACACCAACTGTATACTGATACCACTCTGGCATACCCTGTAGTGCAGCAAAACCATCTTCAACTATTTTACGTCCCCACTCTCCGCAAAATGATAGGATCAGGGGAATTGAGAATAAAATTGTTAGCCATTCGTCTTTCCATGAATTTTGGCTACCTTGAGCCATTACTCTTTCCCATTCAGCTTCTGATGTTGCAGCAGATAACATAATTTGTGCTTCAGCTTCAGCTTTAGCTACTTTAGCTCTAGTCTCTGCAGCTTTCTTCTCAATAGAACCTTTAAGGAAAGTACCTGCTAGTTCGGTGATTGGACCTATAAGTGCCTGTATCATTTTTTAGTGGACTCCTTACCCATCCAGATACCAAAGCAACCAGTAAGAGCACCCATACACACTGAGACTAGACCTGCCTGTGCATTGCTGGGGTCTTCTAGAGCCATAAACCAGTGTACTGCTTGGTAGGTGAGGATAGTCACTGCAAGCATCATTAGTCGTGGTAGGACTTTCCAGTCGTCTAGAATAGTAGCTGCCATTATTCCCAATCTCTTTTTCTATCTGGATCTAAGACATCGTATCTGCTGAGGTGACCCTCTAGGTACATAGCTCTTTCTACTCTGTCGAGAGTGTACCGTACGCCTGTGTCTTGATGGATTGCTTCTCGTACATAGAATACATCAGAACGTGGTATGTGTACTCTACGTAGTTTTGCTTCGTTTCCATCAATTAGAGCTGAATAAAAATCCTCTAGGATGGTCTCTGAAGCATATAGTTTTGGTTTGGACATGAGTAGTTATACTTTAAGTTTTGCAAAAGGCAAGTCTTTTTAGTGGGACGACAGAAAAAAGTTAAAGCCCGCCCCGTACTTTAAGTACACTTTAAGTACACTCTTAGTATTACTTATAGTATTTAATAACTTTTAATATTAGAAGTAATAAAAACTTAAGTGAAGCTTTATGTATACTTTATGTATATAATTATATCCCGCCGGTCGTATTCTGTCAAGAGAAAAATGCTGTGATCACAAAAATAATTTTCCTTATATCGACTCTTAATTTGTGATCACAAAATACTTGTGGTTAACAGCCTTAAAAATACCCCCCTCTGTCACTGGGCGTATATATGTACGCATACACCCCCCGTGACCCATACGCCCCCCTCAATGCAATCAACGGGCGAGTCACATTCAATTTTTTGAATATGTACTATCATCGCATGCAAACATATGAATATGTGAATATGTTTAGACAATATAACATTATATTCGCATATTTGAATATGTTATAATGTAACATTTTGCTACTTGCGAGTCGTTCGCAAGAAGTATGCACCATATCATATTCACATATTACAATTCCTGAATGTATACCCCAACCAACACATTCACATATCTGAATATGAGAATCATTCGCAAGTAGACACATTCAGTTTATTGAATATGTTATCACATTCAGATATTCATATGTTTGAATATGATACACATTCAGTTTCTTGAATGTTAGCCCTAACAAAATACCCAAAAAATACACATTCAGTTTCTTGAATATTAAACGTAAAGGCCGTTTTTAAGGCCGTACAATGGGGGCAAATTTTACCCTATGCCTGCCCTATAGAATTGAACCCCCTATTCAGTGAAGCTATTTGATAGGTCTACGTTCATATTCAACTTACTGAATATGTTTTTTCTGGTATATGTGAAGGGTATTAACATATCCTTTTGGGTAGGTTTGACTAGTACGAAAGTGTAGGTATTTGGCCTAACATATTCAACTTTTTGAATACTATCATCACTATCCGATGGGATAGGTGGGTATCCCTATGCGCCTCAAATTATGCCTCTGGATAGGTATAAAACCCATTGACAAATTGATATTCAGGGATTGCCCGAAGGGCCGTCGACGGACGTTAAACGGGGGGCACCCCACCAACCTAACGGCGTTCAGTCTTATACGGTTGGAGAGTGATACACCCCGACGTTATTTGAAAATTGAATATCTGGTGTTTCAGGTTCAAGCTACCTGATAGGACTAGCCCAAAAGGCGATAATGATCCGAAACCTATCTATAGAGGGAAAACACCATAAATAGGACTATAGGCGGCGATATATCGGAAACGATAGGTAAACGTCGAAAACCCCGAGGATACCTTTTGGGGTTAAATTACCCGTCCTAAGTAGCTTGTCAGTAATGACTTAAAATAGCTTTAAATTTGCGTATAGGTGCAGAAATAGGTTGATAGCCTAGGCAACCAATCGGTTGCGGTTGCGGTAGACAAAAAAGAATACCGACAGATCAAACACATGCGATACAAAACTTAGGGAATGAAAACGGCCAATCAATAGCTTGGGCGGATACGAGACAAATTCAAGAAATTGAATATGTTTAAATATTCTATCCGCCTTATGGTATTGATTGAATACCTTGTCATAAATTGGAGGAAACAAAATGGCATATACAGTAACTACTTGGGCATCAGATGTACGCAACGCAGAAACAAAATTTTGCACAATCGTTGCGGATTGTTTGGAACAATTGAACAACGGAAATTCAACTGACCTAGCAAAATTGTTGTGCATCACGCATGGCAAAAAGTCGGGCATTGTGAAAGTTTTAGAGGGTGAGAAATTACAATATGCTGCACCCCTAAAACGTGTACTTGCTAAGGCATTGCAAGGCGTTGATTTCAAATTTGATGCTAAGAAAAAGTCAGGCGTCAAATTCAAGGCATCAGAAAATGGTGGTGCAGATACTGATGTAATACAGGCATTGCGTGTGCTAGGTGCTGCACGTGTGCAGTCAAAAGCATTCAAGGATGCTTTCCCTGTCGTCAAAAAAGAGACTGGTGAAAAGTCCCTTGACGAAAAGCAAAAGCAAGTTGCGGCATATATTGATCGTCTAGCAAAAGAGTGGAATATGCCACGTGAGCAAGTTAAAGCCCTAATCTCTGC